CGCGAGCCGCAAGTTCCGCCACGGTCGCGGCGAGAACCGAGAGCACCGGATTGCCGCTGAGTGCGCCGCCGCCGGTCACCAGCCCCGCACCGGACACCGTGGCACCACCCGACGCCTTGGCATTGAGCGCGGCGATCAGGGTGGCGAGGGAGGCCGGGACAACGGCCTTCCCATTGATGATGCCCGCGAGTGTCTCCGCCGCGCTGGCGATCGGCAGGTCGATGGCGCGATTGGCGGACAGGTCGCCGCCCTGCCCGGCAAGCAGGCCCGTGCCGGTGATCGTCCGCGTGATCGGCACCGCGCCGAGGTCGCCGGGGACCAGCGCCACGGCCCCGGTCTTGCCGTTGACGCTGGACACCGGGGCCGGGGTGGAGATTTCAAGCCAGTTCGCCAGCACGTCGGGCGGCGCGGCCTGCAGCACATAGACCAGGCCATTGTCCGCGCGGACCGCAAAGTCACCGACCGTCGCACCCGCGAGTGCCAGCATGGCCGCTTCATCTGCCACGCCGAACACGTCGATCAGGTCGATGGGCGGGCGCTGGGCAATGGCGAGCTTGCCGTCGGGGCCGAGGGTGGCGACGCCTTCAGCCACGCCGAGCTGATCGGCGGCAACGTAATTCGCCAGCACCGCCGCCATCGTCGCGGGGGTGATGATCTTGTCCGCAACCGCGCCTGCCAGCGCCTCCGCAATCGTGGCGAGATAGGCGACGCCCTTCTCAACTTCGGTGGCGGGCGGGTTGAGCCAGTTGCTGTCGCCGAATTCGATCAGCGCGGCCTCACCGTTCAGAAACTTGAGGTCGATCGCGGTCATCAGGTGGGAGGCGGCGTATTTGCCGACGATCGGTTCGGCCTGGGCATAGGCGGCGAACAGCGTGCCGTCGTCGAGATAGAGGCCGATGCCGCGCACGGTGTATTCGTCGGACCCGGAATCGCGCAGCATCAGGTGGATGGTGTCGTCGTCTGCCGCGACCCCGGCGATGGTGTCGATCCGTTTGAACTCGCCGGGCAGGGCGGTGAGCGTCGGCGCGGCGAGGAAGACAGTGTTGGTCAGCCCGGCCTCGGCGATGATGACCGCCGCCGTGCCGCCGCCCTCTGCCGCGATCAGCGCGGCACGGCCCGCATCGGTAATGGTCAGGGCAAGCGGCGTCGTCATGGTGCGGTCCCGTCGATGAAATTGCCGAAATCGTCCTGCAGCGGCTCGCCATCTTCGGTCTGGATCAGCGCCCCCCAATCCGTCCCGTCGCTGCCGGAATCGATCAGGTCGAGGCGGCGGTAGGATGCGGCGTGGGCGGCGGCGATCGGAGCGGGCAGGCCGACCAGTTCGAGTTGCTGGACCAGCGCAAAATGCGCGCGCACCGGTTTGACCCGGCTGACCTCGGCAATGATCGCGCGGGCGAATTCCGCCGA